GTCACAGTCAAAGCCATTTCCGGCGACACAGGAACGAGCGTAGCGGCAGGCAAAGTTGCTCTCTGCATCGGCAGTGCAACAGCGAACGCCTCTAAGATTTATGTTCTTAACTGAGGTGTGATATGGCTGAAATCAAAATCCCTGGCGGAGTGGTGGTCGGCTATGTCGAACTGCCCGAAGCCAAAGAAGAGCCGAAGGCTGAAAAGCCTAAGGCTGAACCGAAGAAGAAATCTTCTTCCAAGAAATGATTTTATGAGGTATTCGCTATGACGAATGGAGAGAAACTGAACAAGGTGAAACTGATGCTTGGTATCAGCGGCACCGATGAGGACTCGCTGCTTAGCGGATACCTCGATCTTGCAAAGGAACTTATCATCGGACACCTCTGCTCCGTGCAGACACCCTCGATGCCGTTGCTCGATGTACCGCCCAAGTATGAGGGCGTACAGATAATGGCGGTCATCGCAGGGTACAACCTCATCGGAGCTGAGGGCGAGGTGATACACAACGAAAACGGCATACACAGGCACTTCGATTATTCGGACATGCTGAAGTATGTCGAAGGACATGTGATTCCTTACGCAAGAGTTGTTTAAGGAGAAGCACATGCGGACACTTAAACGAAACAAGGTCAAAGTGTGGTACAAGAACCTGACAGGCGAGGAAGAGATTCTCCGCAATGGGATCAGAACTGGTGAGTTCCGCAAAACTTACGAAGAAGGGTCCCTCATGGCGAATGTCGCTCCCGCCACAGGAAATGCAAGCATAGAACCCTTTGGTGTCGAGGCGAACTACACACACATCATGGCGGTAGAAGGAACGGACTGCCCCATCACAGAGACATCTATCCTGTGGATGGGAAGCGAGGAAGAACCTGAATACTTCATGGTGGTGCGGATAGCAAAGTCTCTCAACCATATCCGCTATGCGATAAGAAGCACAGAGGCAAAGGGCGAAACAATAACATGAGCAGTTACTTCAGAGGCACAAGAAGAGTCGCTGCGGCGATCAACAAATATGCTGATGGTCTGCATAAGACTGCGATGGAAGCATGTCAGAACATCGCATGGGAAATGCAGCAGGAAGCAGAAGACCGCTACTTCGATTATGACGGTCCCGATGGCAACGATGTCATAGTTGATGACCCGGAGTTGCTCAAACAGGGAGCGATCCCTGTGGGGTACAAGGTCAGAGCCTACGGACAGCCTATAAGAGATGCAGACGACAATCATGTGGTCGGTAACACCATCGTTTTTGAAGAATTCGGCAGTGGTCTGTTGGCAGGGTCACACCCCATGTCCACTCACTTCGATGGGATATATCCGGGTTCATGGTCTGAATCTCCTTATGGAACTGGCGAGTATGCACATACAGGGCGGTGGCATTATGAAGGCAGAGAATATGTCTACATTGCTCCTACCTATGCCATGTATCTTGCCGGACAAAGAGGCAGAGAGATTGCCATGAAGGAACTGAAAGAGGTGTTCAAATGACATATCACAGAGATTATGTGTTCAACTATGTAGCTACCATAGTGGACAGCGAATTTGATGATGTGAAAATCACCTCTCGCAGAGAACCTGTTTCTAAGCACTTCCCTCTTGTCTATCTGCATGAAATTAACCGCATGAGACCGCAGCAGTATGCCACCCTTGCGAATGACGATGACCAATGGCAGTCTACATTCGAGTGCGAGGTCTATACCAATGACCCGAATGGAAACATGGGCAGGGCATACGAAATAACAGAATGCGTTGAGAGAGCCATGAAATCTCTTGGCTACATCGAGACCTTCTGTCAGCCGATTGACAATGTAGACCCCCTGTTGGTCAGAATACTCAGTCGGTACATAAGACAAATAGGGGCGGGTGATGAGATTCCTTCACCGCCCACAACATAAGGAGAAAGTAAATGGCAAACGAACTTTCCACCGCTGGAATCCTTGTGAAGTACAAAGTTGAAGCCACAGCCGGAACAAAACCGACAGGGGCATACACCACTATTCCAAACATCGTATCCACAGGCGAGATCAACAGCTCTCCTGAGAGCCTTGAGGTCACCGACCTTTCCGATACAGTTTGGAGAAGGTACATCCCCGGTCTGAAAGACCCCGGTGGTGCTATCACCTTTACCGCTAACCTCACATCTGCGTTCAAAACAGCATGGGAGACACTTGTTACGGCAGCCAACACAGGGCTTGCTGCTAATAAGTCTTGTTGGTTCGAGATCATGGTTCCGAACCTCGGATCATTCTATTTCACAGGAATGCCCGACCCGCTCGGAGTCAACGCTTACGAGATTAACAGTGTCAACCAGATCGATGTACACATCATGCCGAACACAATTAGTGGTTGGTCAACTTCCAGTTCAGGAACTTAATCAAAACTCGGGGAACGGCAGGGGTCTATTTCCTCTGCCCGACCCCATTCATTTATGAGGTAACTTTATGGCTGAAAAAGTTAAACCTATCATCCTTACGGATGTAGCGACAGGAGAGAAATATACTCTCGATTTCAACAGAGATGCAGTTCGTTTTGCGGAAGCAAGAGGCTTTGCGATCGGTGATATAGATAAATTCCCCATGACGATCTATGACCTCTTTTACTACGCTTTCCGCATGCACCACAGGAATGTGGCAAGGGATAAGACAGACAAACTAATAGATGACGGATTCGGTGGTATTGCCGGAATGCCTGCGGAAATGCTCGAGAGACTCATTGAGCTGTACGCACAGACATTCGGCACGACCCTCACAGAGGACGAGGAAAACCCTCGGGTAGTGGTGGAACTGTAACAGAAGACTCCACCACACTTACATACACAGAAGCATTTTACAGAGTCCTTCCCTACTATCTCGCAATCGGCATGTCGGCTGACGAGTTTTGGTTTGGGGAGTCTCGATTAACAGAAGCCTATAGAGAAGCACATGAACTGAAGATGGAAATAGTGAATCAGCAGTTGTGGCTTCAAGGCTTATATAACAGCAATGCTTTCTCGGTCGTTATCTCTAATGCGTTCAGCAAAGGGCAGAAACAGAAATATCTTGAGAAGCCTATTGAGATAAGACCTGAAAAGGTGTCGCCTGAGAAAGCAAGGCAAATAGTAATAGATCAACTTAATGCCTGGAAAGAGGCATGGGACAAGCGGAGAGAAGAAGATGGCAGAACAGATAGACAGCCTTGAGTTAGTAGTCAAGTGCGATACAAGCCAAGCTAAAAAGGCTCTAAAGTCACTAAGCCAATCCGTCAAGGAACTTAATTCTCAGCTTGGCGGCGGTGGTGGTGGCTCCAAGTACGATGGTGCTTCAAACAATCCCGGCGGAAAAGAAAGCGGTGACGAGCCTGGCAAAGGACTCCTTGACAAGATATTTGGAAGCGACTTCCAGAAGAAGTTAAACACATCTCTTAAAGGCATCAAAAAACTGACTCAGCCGTTGGCGAACCTCGCTAAACAGTTTGGCAGGATTCTGAGGTATCGTGCGTTGAGAGCCGTTCTTTCGGGTCTTTCGAGTGCTTTTAAAGAAGGCTTTCAGAATATGTACGAATGGTCTTCTGCTCTCGGTGGTGAATTCGCAAGAGCGGTAGATTCCATAAAGTCTTCCCTGCTGACCATCAAGAATGCTACAGCGGTAGCAGGCGCACCGCTTATTGAGGCACTTGTTCCCGTGTTTCAGCAGTTAGCGAACTGGGCGGCACAGGCAGCGACAGCGGTGTCTAAACTCTTCGCTGCGATCACAGGCTCCGACCATTACTACACCTTAGCAACAAGCGGAGTTACTGAATACGGCAAAGCCGTAGGCAAGGCTGCGGATAAAATGAAGACCTTGCTGAAGTTTGATGAAATCAACAGACTTAACGGAGACAGAAGCTCTGGTGGTGGCGGTAGCACAGGTAACAACGCAAGTTACGGATTCGAGAGAGTGGCTTTGGCTGAAGAAGAAGCGAACGGCTTGGCTCGCAAGTTCAAGGAAGTCCTTAGCATTGTAACTGCAATAGGAGTAGGAATTGCGGCATGGAAGATCGGGAGCCAAATTGCAAAACTGGCTGAGTTTGACAAGTTGAAGACTTTCACTTTTTCAGCTGGACTTGCGGTTTCTGCAGCCGGTGTCACATTGCTGATTAAGGACATCAAGGATGTGATCCTTGACGGAATGTCTGCGGGCAAACTGTTAGAACTCGCCTTTGACTCCACAGTCATCGTGGCAGGCGGACTGCTTCTCGGCAAGACCTTTGGTAACACCTTCATGGGCGGTGCAATAGGAGCAATCCTTGCAGGCGGTACGTTAATGTTTACAAGCCTGTGGGATATAGTTGAACGGGGCATAAACTGGACGAACGCTCTTGCTCTTGCATTAAGCACCACCCTCATAGGAGCCGGAGTTGGCTACCTTGTTGCGGGACCTCTTGGCGCAGGGGTCGGTGCGATTCTTGGATTCTTAACCGGGGCGGTCGCAGACCTTATGTTCTACCTGAAAGAGAACTGGGAAGCTATCACCATATGGACTAACGAACATGTCATAGTCCCGATAAGCGGATTCTTCAGCAACCTTTGGACAGGGTTGGTAGAAGGCGCAACACAGGCGTGGGTCGGAATTAAACAGGTTTTTGGTGACATCGTTACTTGGTTTAAGACCAAGTTTGGAGATGCCTGGGAAGCAGTTTCAGAGATATTCACGCCCGGTAATGCAAGTTTTAAGAGCATCACAGAGGGCATATCCGAAGTGTTCAGGCAGAAAGTCAACGGCATAATCCGTGGGCTGAACAACGTGATCGCACAGCCGTTCTACACTATCAACAATGCATTGCGGAAGATAAGAGACTGGACAATTGCTGGAATGCAGCCATTTAGAGGGATGTCGCTTATCAGCGTTCCGCAGATTCCGTTAATGGCTCAAGGCGGAATGCTTCCTGATGGGCAGCTGTTCATAGCAAGGGAGTCGGGACCCGAACTTGTTGGACAGATGGGTTCTCACACCGCAGTTGCCAACAATGACCAGATAATCGAAGGTGTAGCGAGTGGTGTGGCTTCAGCACAGGCTTCACAGAATGCCCTGTTGAGAGAACAGAACAACCTTCTCAGGCAGATATTGAACAAGGGCAGTTCGGTCACCACAGGCTCGATCGCATCGGCATTCGAGAGGGAGAACCGCAGAGCCGGAACATCCATCATTTCAGTAGGGGGTTAAATGAATGGCAGAATATAACGCACTTAATCCCATAAGAACAGTAGATAACAACTATATCCCCATTCCGTCAGGGTACACATGCAATGTATCGGATGTCTCGGACTCAGATGCCGGGCGAACGGAAGACACCAAGATGCACAAGAATCTTCTTGGAGCATGTGTCCATTTAGGGATGGAATGGAGTTACATTTCGCCTGATGCTGCGATAGAACTCATGACGGCGTTTGCTCCTGAGTATTTCATGGTTCAGTACCTTGATGTACGCACAGGGACATACCGCACGAGCGAGTTCTACTGCGGAGACAAAACGGCAACGATGATAATGACTTCCATTGGTCAAAGATACAACGTGTCTTTCAACATCATTGAAAGGACTGCACACTAATGTACCCTGTCACAAAAGCAGTAGCGGAACAGTTCAAAACGAATGCAAAGCAGAACCTTTCTCTTCTCGTCAACCCTGTGGTCGGCGAATCGTTTGAACTGACATCTGCGGATATTCTTTCCGCAGGACTTAACATAAACAGATATTCAGCCACAGGAGATTCAGTGGCATTGGGGGTCTGCTCGGCTGCAGACCTTTCTTTGCGTGTAGAGAACGGTGACGGTCGCTTCAACGATGTCGTGTTCGAGGGAGCGCAGATTTATGCCTCTGTCGGTGTTGAGGATGGCAACAATACTCAGTGGGTGCCTCTTGGCTACTTCACAGTAGACAATGCCCCCCGCCGTCTTGCGGTCATTTCGATCACAGCATTGGACGGCATGGTGCAGTTCGACAAGCTTGCAAACCGCTCTGCCCTGTCTCTCCCCAACTCGGTAAAAAACATCGTCTTAGCCTGTTGCAACGAATGTAACATCACTATCGACACCGACCTTGATGCACTCCCCAACTCAAGTTTTGTGGCACAGTCTGTCGGTGATTCGGAAGACCTTACCTACAGAACAATACTTCAGTGTTGCTGTCAGATAATGGGCGTGAACGGCTACATGAACTGGGACGGACACCTTGAGCTGTCATGGTACAAGAAGGACGGCATTCCCGAAACTGTGAGCGGATCAATAGCCACCTTCGAGAGCGTGACGGAAGTTCCTGCGAGTCAACTTATCGTGAATGTAGAGCCGTACCAGTCTTTCAACGGCTACGACCATCCGTGGGTAGGTGGTGCTGGAAAAAACTTGCTTCCAATCACCATATCATCACAGACATATAACGGAATTACGCTCACAGTTAATGCGGACGGAAGTATTAAAGTAAACGGAACTGCAACTGCGTTGACGAACTTTATTCTGACTTCATCTTTGGCACTTCCAGACGGAACTTATGTTATCAATGGTTGTCCAAGCGGTGGCGGTAGTAGCACTTACAGACTTGATGTCAATGATGGGTCAATCGGACAAGACACAGGTGGAAGTGCAACATTCAATGTCAGCGGTGGCACAGGGATAAGAAACGTGCGCTTACGAATTGCAAGTGGATGCACAGTAAGCAATCTTGTGTTCTGGCCCATGATACGCATCGCTGGTTCATCAAACACATTTGAGCCATATGAAAACATCTGTCCTATATATCCAGCGAACGGCATAAATGTTTTGCGAAATCCGTATTCAAGCGGAGAGACTTTAACCACTAATGGCATTACATTTACCGTAAACACGGACGAGTCTGTATCTATAAAGGGTACGGCAACGGCAAATGCCGACTTCTACCTTGTCGGTGCGAATGGTGTATATGAAGATGCTAACATAAAAAGCGGTGATTACAGATTAACATTAGGCAGAAAAGGCGGTATGCCGAGAGGCACTTATGTAAGGTTATATGTAGCCCCTTATGGTGGTACAGCAGAATATGCAACTGACGCAAGTTCGGAAGAAGTCACCATTGATGCCACAGCAACATACAGAATTTTTATAAGGGTATCAAACGGCGCAACTGTTAATGCAACTTTTTATCCCATGATTAGTTCTGCTTTTTATGGGCATATAGGTTACTCTCCTTACAAGGGGTTTTCAGTAACACGAACGGGCAAAAACGCCCTTCCTCCGCAATTAATTAACGGCACAGCGGTTGGTGTAAGTTATTCTCTTAACACAGACGGTTCAGTGACAGTCAGCGGTACTTCGACAAGCGGGAGCAGTGGTAGGGATTATGAAGCAAGTGGATATCGCCCACCGAACGGAACGTACACTTTAAGCGGTGGCACGGCAGACGTTGGTGTGCGTATCAACAGATACACAAAAGACGGAACGCTTATAGACCGCAACACTTCATATGGAACTCCGTTACAAATCGTTATTGACGACTCAGTTGGGTACATATATTGCGGAGTTGGTTATGTTTCAGCCAACAAAACAGTCGACACCACCATTTATCCGCAGTTAGAACTGGGAACTACCGCCATAGCCTATGAACCATATCAAGGTGAAGTGTTCTGCAACGTAGGCAACCAAGACTATTACGGCGGTACTCTCGATGTCGTGTCGGGAGTGCTGACGGTAACCCACGCCTTACGCAATTTCGATAATTACACAGGGAGCATAACCAAGAGTTCAAACAGTAACATTAAAGCGGGGCGCTGCGTTTATTACATCAACACAACAGATACTCCGTGGAGCGGTGGCGATGACAACCCAAGAGGCATTGTTATGAAATGCTCTATCTATGACATTGGCTCTAAAGGTTACACGGAAATGGTGAAAAAGACAGAATTCGCTATGGGCATTGGGTCTTATAGCGGAACGTACTGCATGATAGGATGGAATGTTGATGACAGTATAAGCACCATTGAGGAGTTTAGAACTTGGCTTCAGTCTGCTCATTGTGACGTTTGGTATCCGTTGAGAAATCCGCAGACTTACCAACTCACTCCTACTCAAGTAGAATTGCTTAAAGGCACGAATAACATTTGGGCAGACGATTCCACGCTGAGTGTCACCTACCGTGCCGTGACGGAGATAACTCCTGCTGACAGATACAACTCGGACATCTACGAAAATGCCGTGACCATCACAGGCGTTTCGGTCAAGGGCAAAGAGAATCAGTCGGTGGTAGGATCAGAAGACTACGCTCTTGCCATAGACGGCAATCCCCTTTTCACAGACGATGATGTAGAAACCATAGCAAACGGACTCAGCGGTCTTATCGGGTTCAGTTATCATCCGTTCTCTGCCTCGGTTTTGCCGATGCCTTATCTGTATCCGCTCGACATGGTAGCGGTGCAGTACAAGGACGAATGGTATGACTGTGCGATAACGGAGATCAATTTCACTTCGACCGCACCGACTCAGCTTAAAGGCACAGGCGAGTCCGCACAGAGCCGTTCCTACGCAAGGATAAATCCCCTTACAAACCGAGAACGAGCCATCATAGAGAACCTCAAGGACGAGATGAACACCACCCTCAACAAGGCGGTAAATAACATCATCGACTTCAACAACATCATCAGCAACGCACTCGGCTTGTATCACACCAATGTTGCTGACGGCTCAGGCGGTTTCATTCGGTACTTGCATGATGCACCAGACCTCGAGAGTTCCACCTACATCGTCACAGAGACCGCACAGGGTTTCGCATGGACAACGAACGGATGGAACGGCGGTACACCTGTATGGCAGTACGGAGTAACGAGCGGTGGCTATGCCCTGTTCAAATGGCTCTCCGCAGAAGGAATCGATGTCACAAGGGCATCGTCCGACTACAGAGCAGAAGTCACCCCCGAGCATTTCAATATTTACTACAAGTCCGACCTTATCATCACCATAGATGCCACGGATCGTGCGATTCAGACACCTCGAATGGTGATACCTTATTCGTCCACATCGAACAACAGTTTGAGGGTGGGTCAGTTGGTTTGGCTCCCCACACCAAACGGAGCAAACGCAGTAGTTTTAGGGAGTTAATACATGGCACTAAGCGGAAGAATAAACGGAACTGTAGGACACTTTTCGCAATTCTTCAGTTTCTATCTGCTCTGGTCTGCTACCCAAGACCCTGTAGCAAATACATCCACCATCACCGCAACCACTTATTGGAGCACCACCGACAGAGGACAGGACTTCGATACAGTAGGAACCAGAACAGCATACATCACCATCGCAGGCGACCAGACTTCTATCTCAAAGCGGTTTGACGTAAGTCCCTGGCCCACCAATGCGGTCTATGAAATACAGACCAAGACCTACACAGTCAGCCATGATGCTGACGGAACGAAGAGCGTATCCATTTCAGCATACGCAGACGGAACCGCCGCTTCCTATGGTCCCGATGAATGTTCCCTGTCAGGGACTATCACCCTTGATGCGATAGACAGAACGGCTCCAAGCATTAGCCTGTCCCTTGCCTCAAGGAACGCCAACTCCCTCTCCATCTCAGCAACGGCAACAGCCTCTTGCGATCTGTGGGAGTACACCCTTGACGGCGGTACGACATGGACTTCGTTCAGCACGACAGATGCGACCGCAGCCACATGCACCCTGACAGGGCTTAACCCCGGACAGAGCTACACAGTACAGATTCGGGGGCGGAAGACCTACAACCACTTGGTCGGCACATCTTTTGCCTCGACCTACACCACACTCGGTGCAGCGACATTGAACTCTGTCGGTGAGTTTTATGCGGATGCCTCGACAGTTTCTATCAACCTCAGCACTGAAGTTTACAACGCATCCTACACCTACTCCCTCGACATCAAAAACGGCAGTACGAACTACCTTTCGATCACAGGAATTACAGCCAAGCCTGTAGGAACGCAGAACTTCACCATCACCCTTACAAGCGCACAGCGAACAACTTTGCTGAATGCAATGGCTAATGTCGCAAGTTTTAGTGCGACATTTGTCCTCACTACGCTTAACAATGGAACTACGATAGGTACTTCGTCTGCAACGGCGAACATAAAGACCACTACATCCTCTGCTCCTACTCAGCCGACATTCAGTTTCAAGGACTCGAATGCATCTACAGTAGCGGTCACAGGAGACAACACAAAACTCATTCAGGGACAGAGTACATTACAGATAACATCCCTGTCTGCCACAGCGAAGAACGGTGCTTCGATAGCGAGTTACACCATCGTTGTTGGCGGAGTCACAGTAACAGCCAACGCAGGCGGTACGGTGAATGTCGGAGCGGTCTCACAGTCTGGTACGCTCTCATGTAGGATCACAGCGAAAGACACCAGAGGCTACACCTCGACCGCCACGCAGAACATCACGTGTTATCCCTACGCAGTACCGAATGTATCGTCAAGTGCTATAGCGAGAGATGACATTGACACAACGCATGTCAGTTTGAACTTCAGCGGTACATTCTCCACAGTAGGGAGCAACACAGTAACTGCGAAGTACAAATACAAGAAGACTTCAGCAAGCACCTATTCGGCTGACACCGCCATTACGCTGACGAAGAGCGGTGGCACATTCAGTTTCAGCAACAGCCATCTTGTTGACTTCGATCAGGACGATTCATACGACTTCGTGCTGACCATATCGGACAGTCTCAACGATGAAGTCTACTACTATACAGTCCCTTCCTACTCCCCTCTTATCGCATACAGAAGAGAAGGCATAGGAATAAACAGAGTGCCAAGAGCCGGATACTCTCTCGATGTGCATGGCAAGATGGGTATCGATGAAGTAGAAGATGTCGGCAACGACCTACTGACGAATGTCATCTTCCACGGCACTTGCCCCACGGCTGCAGCTACAGTTGCTAAAGTTGCAACGGTGACAGGCTCCTTCCCCACCACGCTGAGCATCGGCACAACGGTCATGATAACCTTTGCCCACGCCAACAGTGGTGCGGTGGCAGACCTGACACTGAATGTCAATAATACTGGGGCGTTCCCGATCAAGTATGTCAACAACTCCTCGCTTGGCAACTTAACTGCGGTAGGACAG